AATGCCGTGGATGCCCTGACAGCTTCGGTTGACAACAAAGTACTGGCCGCAGCCAAGATCAGCAACCCTCAGTCCCAGGCTAAAGTGCTGGCTATTCTTACGTTGGCTTCAGTCTCTTTACATGCAACTGTGACCATACTGAAACAGAAAGCATCGAAGGCCCAGTTAAAGGCCATGCCGGTTATCACAGCAAGAGTGGACTTCAATAAGCAGATTGCGCCATTGATTGACCGTGAGTTCGCGCGATCACAGATTGCGGCTGCCGGGTACTATCCAGATAGGGTCATGGCGGCGGCAGGGCTGTAACTGGAATCAAGTGGCGTGACAGGCAAAGGGCGCTAGCTGAGAAGCTTCGCCCTTTTTGAATATATACGACTATTGGCCAGAAATACCGGGTATTTCGGAATAGCCGCAACCTTCTTCTGTCCCTGACGGTCCGAAGCAGCGGGCATGGTAGGAACTACCGTAAGCGGCAACTCCAAGCAGCATAATGCCTCCACATTGCGGACAGTTTAGAGGCTCGTTGTTTTGCGGTGCAGAATTACGCCGCAAGCCTAAATATGGAATGTCGTTGAACATAGAGACAGTTTAACACCGTGTCCTAAATAGTTCCCATGGATAAATTCATTCGAGATGTCGCGAGGATAGGGCGGATACCGGAGTCAAGAGTCCGCGAGATACTGGCGGCAGCCGAAGCAGCGGTAAGGAAAAGACAGACGTTGAAGGCGGAGGAATAAATGCCGAACTATCCTGGTGCAGCTAATTCGACAGTGGCCAATACAGTTCCCCCTCTGCCGCAAGCAATCTATGTGGGCGATCAACAGACGGTATTTAATGCCGAGCAGCCAGCAGTCCCGCAGGCTTCTATCTCAGTGGCCTTGGGATCAGGACCGGGTGAAGTAGGGCCAAAGACGCTATCAGTTGAAGGCTACTTTTCGGGCGCGCCGGGAGCATTCGAAATCGACCTTATGACCTCAGACACAGATGCAGACGGCATGTATCAGGCGGAAGGTGCAGGGATAACCGTGGTCAATGCAGGCAGCCAGGCATTCAGGGCAGAGTTTACGGGCGTGAGTGCTAACTTTGCGCGGCTGCTGCTCAAGACAAGAACCAACGCCGTGAACCTGACGGCCCGAATCAGGATGCAGTAAGAACTTGAATATCTTGAAAAATCAAAAGGGTTTCAACAATGCCGCATGGCGGTAAAAGGACCGGCTCAGGCCGCAAGAAAACCAAGCTATCAGTCACCGGCGAGAAGCTGAAGAAGGTAACAGCAGAAGAAATTCTGGCCGCCAGTGATGAGATAGAAGGCTGGCACGAGCTATTGACCGCAACAACAGTCAGCTCGGTTGTGGTGGTTCACGTTGGCGAAGATGGTAAGCCTCAGGGCGAGCCGACGCGAGAGATGATCACGGTCCCTGATCTGCGGATAAGACTGGAAGCCCGCAAGTACCTGACTGACAAGCGCGATGGCAAGGCGCCACAAGCGTTGCTCCATAAGACCACGGAAGATGAGCCATTCAAGGTGATTGTTGAACATATCGGATCTGCGAATCAGGTTACAGCCGAAGCAGACTAGGCTCTGGGAGGTATGGGACGACAACGTAAATACGCGCATTGGTTTCGGGGGGGCGCGTGGCGGGGCTAAATCTGGCGGCGGACGGCGTTGTATGCTGCTGCGCAGGCTTAAGTATCCAAACACAACTGGGTTGATCATGCGCAGGACCTACCCAGACCTCTATAAATCGCACATCGTGAAGATGTATGAAGAGTTCCCAGAGGTAATGCAGCGCTACAACGTATCCAATAAGGAATTACTGCTGCCGAACGGATCGCGGCTGTTCTTTGGCTCGGCTGAGCACCCGAAAGACTTGAGCGCGTTCCACTCGTCGGAGTTTTCCGACATCATGCCGGATGAGGCCCAGGAGTTCAGTGCGGAAGAGATTGAGCGCTTGAGCGGATCAAACCGCTGTACCACAAACCATGACATCACGCCAAAGATGATCATGCCGTTTATGCCGGGAATATCGGAATCCGGGTTGCCACCGGTTGGTCTGAGGTTTCTCAAGCGCGTGTTTGTTGACAAGAAACTTGAGGGTAAAGAGAACAACCGCAACTGGAAGTTTATTCAGGCATTTGGTTGGGACAACATTGAATGGGCGCGCAAAGAACTGGAGATGCAGGGCATCTCTGAAGAAGAGTTTTATTCCTGGTCGGAAGCTGACCGGAGAGAGTTCTTTATTGAGTACACGGAATACGGACAAAACCTGGCAGCAACAACCAACGATGCTCTACGTAACGCATGGCTCTATGGGCTATGGGACACGTTTGAAGGCCAGTTCTTTCAGCAGTTCAGCCGTGAGAAGCACGTCATTTCCCCGGAAGAAGCTGCTGAGCTACGGAAGCCGTGGCATAAGAAATGGGCGTCTGGCGACTGGGGTTATGACCATCCGCACTCGATTTACATGCACTCACAGAGTGAAGATGGGCTAATCATTACCAGCGGAGAAATCTGGGGCCGGCTGACGAATGAAACGGACTTGGGCAGGAATATTGGCGCGAAGTATGCCGGACAGAAGCTGAGCGCGTTCCCGTTTTCATGGGATGCTGGAAAGCTGAGCAGTCGCAGTAATCCCAAGTTCCCGAAGTCGATCAGTCAGATGTTGAATGACGCTCTGCCAAAAGGGATGCCGAACACGCATCCAGCAGACTCTTCCCCGGGTTCACGTATTGCTGGAGCGCGACTGTTATCGCAATTGCTTGACGCTGGCCTCTGGAAGATCACGACCGAATGCACGCACCTGATTGATTGTTTGGAGAACCTGATACGTGATCCGGATAATCCAGAAGATGTAATGAAGGTGGATTATTCAGAGAACGGGATTGGGGACGACCCGTATGATGCCGCGCGCATGGGCATTCAGTACATGCTCAAGGCCAACCCACTGCCCAAGAGCGTGGTGATCCAGAGAGCAGTACAGGCGGCAATGACGCGGACCGCCATACCTGCAGGTGCAACACTTCAGGAGCATGTGGCAACCTGCTCTGAATGTATCGAGAACTCACTGAATCCAGAGCGGCAAGGAATTTATTGTGCAGCAGCACAGCAGATAGGAATGGCAGGACGCTACCGGCCACAGCATCCGACAAGTGAACCAGACTTTACTGCGGCCCATCTGGCGCACAAGCGGGCTGAGACTGATTACAACAAGAAGCACAGGCCGATGCAGTTAAAGAAGAACTGGAGAAGGAATTGAAACGCAGATCATTTATCGGTGGAGTCATTGGAATACTGACAGCGGCTCTGGTGCCGTTTAATGGGAAAGCCAACGCGACTGAATTCCCTTCAACTGGCGGAATACCTGTCACGGGGCCAAATGGCAAAGGCACTATGAGCCTCAGAAAGCCAACAAAGGTCTACGATGTGTTGGCATTTAATGGGCAAACGTTATTCCCGCAGTACAGTAAAGACGGCGGCTTGGGTTCAGGGGAAATGTTGTTCTGGACTAGAGAAGATAAAGAATACGCCGTGCCTGGATATTACCGCGCCAAGGAATGGCCATCATTGAAGCCTCGCCTTGATCTGGAAATATTTGATGCTGGGAATCTTCCTGAGCACGCGACACCATCGCTGATGGCTATTCATTAAATGACCTTCTGGCGCTGGCTCACCACATCACTCTACACACGGCATCTTGAGCAGGAAGTGGCGTCACTCCAGCAGCAATTATCCGAAGAGCGCTCACAGCACCGTGAGGACGTAAAACAGTTGACCGCTGCCCTTAGCCCTGCGCTGTTGAAGCTTGTTAGCCAAGGGCAAGCGCCGGTGTCCGCGGTAGTCGCTGAGCAGATCAAACCAGCACATCGCATTCATGTGGCTGAAGATAAGAAGTCGGCTGAATGTGTTTGCGGCTGGGCGTTCGGCAGTGTCGATCCTGCTGATTTGCAGAACGCAATCGCACAACACCGCAGCAGTTACGTTAAGCCAGTGCAGATCAACCGGGCGCGCTGGAGTGGGCCAAACGGGGCCCGGGCGCGACTGGAAGCGGAAGCGGCAAAAGAAGTTTAGAGAGATATCCAGAGTGAGGCGATCCCGCGCCGTTACACGAACCTTGTAACCTCGTGCCCCTGTGAGGAAGGCGATCCCCAAGTGCGACCGTTTTCTGAGCCCCTCACTCTGAACTGAAACGATTATAGCGCTTAGATTTTAAAAGGAGATTCCATGAAATTTGGCGATGCAGTAACTTACACAGAAAACGGGCAGGAGTTTAATGCAGCTGTCCTTGGACTTCGCGACCTCGACCACCATGTCGGAGAAAATGGAGAGCCGCTGATTCATCTGGCATTCTTCAAAGAGACGGCTCAGCCGGTTATCGGCACCAGCCGGCAGGCGGAGTTGGTCCAATTCCGAACGGACGTGGCCCACGAATCACATGCCTTTAGTAATGAAGCGCGGGAAGCCAACCGGCGCAACCCGCTGCCAACGATCTACGCTGGCGGGCGCTACCGCGAAGCCGGAACGCTGGCAATCTCACTGACTCCACACGAACTCGCTGCGAAAGCAGCAGTGGTGAAGGTGGAAGAGCCGAAGCCTGTCACGCCACTGAATGCAGTGCCCTTGACTGCTGAGCAGATCAACGCCGCAACAGGTCTGCCGAAAGATGTAGTTCAGGCCGTTCTGGACGAAGAGAAGACGCCAACTCCGGTCAACACGCCACCGGCTGGCACAGTTCAGTAAGCACTAGAACCGGGGAACCGGTATTGCTGGCCGTTAAACGTCGGACCGCGCAGCAACTCAATGCAAGGCGGCAGTGAATAGGTAACAGCGCAAGCTGGTCGGACAGCATTTATCGGACAGCATTTAGAGGGCGGCTACGGTCGCCCTTTGCATTTTCTATCGAAAGTAGAGAGATAGAGATTCTCTTTCCTGAAAGGAAAACATCTCATGCCGAAGTACGGAACAGATGGCGGCTATGTAGCCAACCCGCAAATTGCCCGCATGCGTGAACGGGCTGGAAAAGAAAAAGCATCCGAACACAAGAAGCCAGCGCATGAAGGCCACGAAGGCGCGGAACACGAAGAGCATAAGGTTGCGAGCCACGTGGAAACCCACAAGCACGAGGATGGTTCAGGCTACAAAACCATCACCCATGGCCACGACGGCAGCGCGGAAGAGAACGAGCATGCCAGTCTGGATGAAGCGCAGCAGCATCAGCGTACCGCCTTTGGTGAAGACCAGCAGCAGGAAGGCAACACCGAACCATTGCCGGACGGCAACGAAACGGAGCAAGCCTACTAATGCCAGTCGGGAACGATGGACTCTATCGCGCCAATCCGCAGCAGGCCCGCAACGCACAAAAGCAAGATACCGCCGATCCTGGCAAGGGGAAACTGCGCTGCATACGCATTGAGCCGGCAAAGAACGGCTTCGCTGTTTATGAAGAGCGTGAGTCTACCAAAAAGCCGACGAAGGACATGCCATTTCCTCCGTACGAACCGCCTGAGCCAGCGGTATTCACGGACAAAAAGCAGTTGATTGAGTACGTCGAAAAGTGTTTGGGATAAATGTCGAAGCAAACTGAAGTCGAAGAGTACGCCGAGAAAAATGTCATGGCAGCTATGCGCGAATTCCAGCGACATTTAATGCTGCCCTATGACTGGATAACGCTGTATCGTGACGGCTCGTTGAGTGACGAAGAGAACTGGAAGAATGCTTTGGCTGCGGTAGATGCTGGCTGGGACTGGCGCAAAGAACAATTTCGGGCAAATAGCCCAACACAGGAGCAATAACACAATGAAAAAAATAATTTCCCTTCTACTTCTGGTAGTGGCCTCTGTTGGGCTGTGCTCAACAGGGTTTGCCCAGAATCTTCCGGTGGTCAACCGGAGCTTCGACAGCGGCGTGTTCTATGCGCCAGCCTATGCTTTCGGCGTCAACCAACTGGTAAGCCCTCTGCGGGTGGCAGTAGGAACGGCATCAGGCGCAGGAACTATTACGTTACAGTTTGGGGAAGTCGATTTGGCAGACGGCCGTAAGACCTTCCCATTCACCGGCGTAACTACATTTCCGCCAATCACGATTGGGACCGGTGCGGTTGTTGAAACGGTCACACCTTCTTCGGCAAGCTGCTCTACTCCGCAGATACTCAATACCTGCCAGATCACAGCGACATTCACGAACGCTCATGGCCAGGGCGACTTCATTGCATCCGGGGATAACGGGATTCAAGAAGCCATCAACGATGCGGCAAGCTTCGGCGGAGGCGCGGTGTTCTGGATAATTGACCCGGGAGCAGTGACGCTGGCGACCGGCGCGGCCAATACAAACCTTGGGGCTGTGAACATTCCCGCTCGATCAGTAGTCATGGGAGCCTCGGCGCGTGTGACCGTAACCATTGCCACCTGTACTGGCGGCTGGTCACTCGGTATTTCATCTGGTACTGAGTTCACGGCGGCCAACACAACGCTGACCGCTGGCACAACTACAGACTCATCTACAGGCGGCACTACGTTCATTACGGGGACCGCTGGCGTGCCGATTGCTCATTGCACAACCGCGAACGCCTCTGCTGGCGCAATCCATGCGCGAGTCTGGGGCTATAAGCAGGTTGCACCGGCGTTCTAATGCCAGCCGTATCTCTTCGGCAGCGCCGCGCCATGGCGATTGCCGAGCACCATCCTGAAGAACTGAAAGCAAAGAACCGTGGGCTGCTGAGTATGACGCATCAGCAGCTTCACGACTTTGCGGCAACGCCAGAGAAGGGATTACCCGAGAAGAAGCGCAAGCGGACACTCAGGGCGGCCGTGAGGAAATAAGCATGGCAGACAAGAAGTTCATTCAGAAGGCCGTCAAGCATCCCGGAAGTCTGCGGGCAGCGGCAAAGCGTCGTGGAGTGAGCACGCTGCAAGAGGCGCAGAAAGAATCACACAGCAGCAATAAACACATTTCTGCTCGTGGACGCTTGGGGCTGAGGTTCATTAAGCACGAGATCTAGCCATGTGGAAGCTGGATTCCCTGCGGTCACAAGATAGCTTCGAGCACATGTGCAGCGGGAAAGAAAAGTTTCCATCAGAGTCCGCGGCATTGGCAGGGCTCAAAGTTTACCGGAAGCAAGAGATATTACGCAACAACTCATCGCTGCACACCTATGAATGTAGGTTCTGTGAATCGTGGCACCTGGGACATTGAATGAAAATCGACCGCTATAAAGTCAGCAAGGCCATCAAGGGCGTAACGGAGCAGATAGACGATGAGCGCGTAAAAGCCAAAGCGTTAGCCGATACGCTGCACGTCGTTCACTTTGATGCCAAGACGGCCAAAGTGGCGGAGCAGGTATTTGCCGTGCTGCCTCCGGGCGTGAAGCGGGCGATCCGGTGCCCCTATTGCCGCCACTTAAACATTGAAGGTGGTCAGTTCTGCTGTGTCTTATTGCGGGGAGCGATCCGCAGAGTGCTTGATGCCAAACCAGAAAAGGTGGCAGTGAATTGAAATCCGAACCGCGCATCTGCCACCTGATTCCATTCAACCTGTTTCTCGCTGCGAGAAACATCGCAGTCTTAACCAGGCCGGATGGAACCATTATTCGCTTTGTGAATGTACTTCCACTGCCGGAAGGCCCAAAGGTGTTCGAGTTGTACCAGAACAATTAAATGACCCCAGAAGCTCTCGATCCACAGACAACCGAAGAAGACCAGGCAGAAGAGACGACCGCCGAAGAAGTAGCGGGTGATGATCCTCTTGCCGACAACGAAGAGCTGCAAGGCGTTGTTCGTGATCTTGCAAAGCACTTTGGCTCGGTGGAGAAGTTTTCCAGACGTCAGGAAGTCATAGAGACGCGCCAGCAGCGCTTCTATGACCGCAGCGAGCAGTACATCTTCTGGAACAACCGCATGGGAGTATTTATTGCCGTCACCGGCGAAGGCTCAAGCGGCGGCGTGATGGGCGCAGACTCATCGGCAGAGATGCCGCGCTATACCAATGTGTACAACATCTACACGCCTTATCGCGAATCACTGGTAGCGCCGCTCATTCAGAACCCGGCAGGAGTGAACTTTGAGCCTGACGACCTGATGAACCCGAAGGACGTCAGGAATGCCAAGGTAGCGGAGAAATATAAACAGAAGATCGACCGTGACAACTACCGCAAGAAGTTGCAGCAGGAAATCGGCCGTTTCATGGTCACCGACAACCGTGTGGTGGTCTACACGCGCACGGTTGAAGAAGAAGGCGGCGACGAGGACAAGCCAAAGAAAAAGCAGTTAATGACCGCGCATGGGGTTCTCGAATCAAAAGTGGTCCCGCTTACCGCTAAAGACAGAAAGGAATTGGTTGCAGCGTTTCTCTTTGATGATCCAGAAATCAATTTGGCCAAAGAAGAATATTCAGACATTGCCGACAAGATCACGCAAGGCTCTGCGCCGGTTGCGGAAGCCAGCTTTGAGCGCATCGCTCGCTTAGGCGTTCTGCAAGGCACAAAAGCCATGCTGCAGGCTGGCGACGCCCTGAAGCATCTGGCGGCTCGGCAGTATTGCTGGCTGAGGCCAGCGGCTTTCAATCACGCGCCGAAGAAGAACATTGATGAACTGAAAGGGTTATTTCCTAAGGGCATAAAGGTAACGTTCATTGGCGATGTTTACGCCGGCTCAGTCAATGAGAGTATGGATGATCACCTAGCCATAGGCTGGGCCACGGCCGGCGATGGTATGAGCCGCCCAAGCTTAGGAAAGAAGCTAGTCCCGCTGCAAGATGCCTTTAACGATGGCATGAACCAATGGCATGAAGCTAATGAGTACTGCATCCCGGAAGTTATTGCCGACCAGGAATTGTTCGACATCGATGCGATGCAGGACCGCACGGCAGCACCGGGTGGAATGGAGCCGGTTGAGGTCCCGCAGCGTTACACCGATCTAAGCCAGGCGTTCCACGAGATTTCATCACAAGGCGCCGCGCCAACGCTTGAAGCGGCACTGCAATTCATTCAAGGCCCACTGGCGCAATTCATCAGTGGCGCAGTAGCAACTCTGATTGGCGATGCAGACCCGGACAACAAAACCAAGGGCGGTATTCAGATGTTGCGCGATGCAGCTCTGGGACGCATGGGGCTGCCATGGGGACAGATTCAAGACTTGATGGCGGAAGCTTATCGCCAGGGCGTGAATTGCGCGGCTGACGATGCTGAGGAAGGCGAGACATTTACCTTTGCCCGTTCCGGTCGCAGAGCACAGCAGACATCAGGCGAGACGGTAAATCTTTCAGGTCTGAAAGAAGGATCGTTCCGAGCCGTCCCTAATACAGATTCAAGCTTTCCTGAAACCACCAGCGCAAAGCGCGGAACGTGGCTGATGTTGATGGATAAGGCGGGAAGCAATCCTGTGTTGGGCGAAACAATGAGCCAGCCCGACAACATGGAACTAGGACAAGACCTGTTGGGAATTGATCTGGTATCGCCGGGAGTCGAAGCGCGCGACAAGCAGCTTGAAGAAATCGCGCAGATGTTGAAAGACCCGCCGATTCCTCCGAGTATGCAGGTACTGGAAGCTGCCGGAACACAGAACCAAGCGTTACAGCCAGTGATTGCGCAATACGTAATTTCCTTAAAACAGGCATCGCAAGGCAAGGGAGCGCAAGCGTCTGTCCCGCCAAAAGAACTGTGGCCGCTGTGGAAGTCAAGCGTCGATATTCAGGACGAGGACTTTCATAACTACGAAGCGCAGGAATGCCAGGACTGGCTCTCATCGCCGGAATGCCGCGATCAGGAGCGAGCCGGAAACTTCGGCGGCGTGCTGAATGTGCGACTGCATTACCGGCTGCATAAAGCCAAAGTAGACGAAGCGCAACAGGATGCGCAGAAGCCGAAGCCTCCGGGCGGATCGATCAACTTTAAAGACTTGCCGCCGTCCGGGAAGCTTCAGATGGCCGCACAAGAAGGAATCAAACTCACGCTGCAGGACGTGACAGGGATGCCGCAAGAGTTACCACAAAACGGCCCACTTAAGGATAAAGGATAAAGGAGCTACATGCTGAATCTGTTGAAACTGTTTTCTGATGGGAGAGCGCTGCTCTCTATGTTCTGTCTGATGTTTGCTGCGGGCGCACCAGCAATTGGCGGCGGTGAAGGTGGGGAAGGGGCCGCTATTATTCCCGGCGAAGAAGGCGCACCTGAAGGCGGAGAAGAAGGCGCTGCGGAAGGGGAGTCCACCACAGAAGCCGGAGCTGCTGAAGGCGCAGAAGAAGATGGCAAGCCAGAAGTCAAGCCTGAGGTCCAGGCCAGTAAGCCTCTGATCGAAGGTGATGGGCGCACACTGCCAAATGATTTGCGCAAACTGGTCGCGGACACGAAGGCCACCAACCCGGCGATGGCCGCAAAGATCAAAGACCTCTACTTTGGCTATGCTGGCTTACAGAACAAGATCAAGCAGAATTTCCCTGGCGGCCTCGAAGAAGCAATCAAACTGCGCGATGCAGTCGAAGACCTGGCCGGTCCGGAAGGCGTGGAAGAAATCGCCAACGAAGTAACGGAGTGGCGCGGCATCGACCAAATGTTAGAGACTGGCAACCCTGCCATCTTTGACACCATGGCCAAGCAGTTTCCGGAAGGGCTAAAGAAGCTATTGCCTACAGCCGTTGAAATGTGGGCGGACTCTGATCCTGACGGCCATGATCGCCACATGTCCGGAGTCATTATTGGAACACTGAACCAGAACCAGATTACCGGCGACATCTCACGGGCAATTGACTATATCGAGATGGAAGCGCAGAAATCTCCGCTGGTAACCAAGGCTCTTGACCTAATTAAGGGAGCACTGGGGAAAGTTGACAAGATCGCACAGTTTGCCCAGTCCAAGCCGAAAGCGCCAGAGCGCAATCCTGGCCAGGATGCCATCGACCAGCGAGATCGCGATGTAAAACAAAAAGAGACCACGCTGTTTGTCAAAGAACTCTCGGGCGATGTGGATGGCTTCACTAATCCAAAGATCGATGCGGAACTCAAGAAGCTGTTAAAAGGCAAACCCATCACCGATGGGGCGAAGAACGTGTTTTTCACCAAAGTGCGCAAGGTGGTGGCGGACAAGCTGCGCGCCCAGCCGAAGTTCCTTGAGAAATACAACGCGCTGATCGATGCGCGCAGCCGCGATGGCGCTTATAAGTTCCTGACGACAAGAATGGACCCGTTGCTCTTCCCAAGTCTGGACGGCAAAGACCGTGGGGCCATTGAGCAGGTATTTGAAGAACTTTACGGCAAAGCCACGCTGGGCAGCGGAACAAAAAAGAAAGTGGTCACGCCTGCAGGCAAGCCAGCCAGCGGAGCGCCAGCCGGGAAGGTTGAAGGCTGGATAAAAGTATCGCCGGACAAAGCGCCAAAGCCTGACGAGATCGACAAGAAAAGGACTCCGTTTGAGATGGGGTTCAGGAAGCAGGCCATCTTAAAGAACGGCAAAAAAGTTTACTGGGGAGACAAGGTACCCAGTTAAAAAGTTTTTACTCTCACTCTTCTGTGACGCGATCGGATACGCGGCCTCACTGGGGCGAAACCGGGACAGAGAATGAGAGCGCAACAGAAAGACAGTAATACCAATCACAGCTCAGGTTCAGACGCGGCAATTCCCAAGCCGAGAACCAACCTTCCAAAAAGCGCAAGCACGACTCCACACGCGGCACAGCGCAAGCCGGGAACGGTTCTGAACGGGTAACCGGGCGAGTTCAAGCACACAGGAAAAGCTATGTTTACCAAGCTATTACTGCGTCTGCTGAACCACCTGATGTTCGGCAGCACGTTGTTTTTCGGAGATGTAAGCCAGGCCATCGGCATGATGCACGAGCAGGTGCGTCCCGAATTGCCCCGGCTTTACCCGCAGGACGAAACGCTGTGGGCGGAGATTAAAACCAGAACGGACATCACTACCGTCTCTGACCGTCCTACCCGCGTTCCCCTCATGCTGCTCGCTGGCGGAAAAGTCCGCATCGGCAACCCAAATGGATCTGATTTGGGCCGTGGCAGCTCATTCACCACCGACGCTATGACGCTGGTCCCCGTGTACATCTTCTACGCGGGTGAGTACACCAAGTCGAGCGAGATCAACACCAACTCCACCGAAAAAGCCATTGAAGATTACGCCACTCGCACGATGAAAGAGGCGATGAAGCAGTTGAACACCACCATTGAAGCAATCCTTCAGGGTGATGGTTCAAACACGCTTGACACCGTCGTCTCGCTGGCCAATGGCAACACCACCATCAACGTCAACAACGGCAACCAGTTCATGGACGACCAGGACATTGATATCTGGTCTGCCGTGGGCGGCGTGTTCCGTGGGACGGTCACGATCCTTTCAGTGGACAACGCAAACAATGCGCTGTACCTGAAGACCGCGACTCCTGCCGGCACAACCGCTGGCGACGTGATTCTGGTGAACGGTTCACCGGGCGTATCCAACTCCGGATTGTTCGGCGTGAAGTACTGGCAGGTCAGCTCAAACACTGGCTCTGTCGGCAACCTCTCCCGCGCAGCTTATCCGGGCAAGCTGACCACTCCACATGTTTCCGGTAACAACCAGTCTTTGACCCCGGCCATGGCGCGGCGCCTTCAGTTCCAGATGCAGAAGGCGATGGGCGTGGACGCTCCGGACGAAGAAGAGTTGATCTACCAGTTCAACGTGGACATGGATGCAGCTTGGGAAAACACCGGGTTGAACGTGGCCACGGTGATCCAGAACCAGATTTCCGGCAGTGCTTCAGTGGACATGCTGAAGAAGTCCACACCAAAGACCTTTATGGGGCGGCGCAAGCTGCTGAACATCCATTCGGCCTTTGGGCGCATTGACGGACTGGCCCTCAAGCACTGGTTCCGCTGCGAGAACCAGCCAATTGATTACTACGAGGTTGCAGGACAGACTCTGTTCCCAACCTACGGCGGATCAGGCGGCTTGAACTCCAGCATGATCTTCTACTTGTGGACAGGCGTGCAGGTCGGCAATGAGAACGTGCGTGCTGGCGTATATGCAGACAACATTGCATCTCCGGTCACTTCGTAATTGTTGTGAACGGCTGATAAATGGCTGGCTTGAGACCCCATCCCGAGCCAGCCGTTTTTATTTGAGTGATGGGGAAAACGAAGGATGGGGAAAAGTGAGCGATAAAGACAAGCCAGAACAACAGCCACCATTTGACCCGATGAGAGCAGAAGATACATTTCTGAATCTCTGGGTACTTAACCAGAAAACCATTGCTGACATACCGGACAGCCTGAAGAAGCTCGTGACTGAGACAATCCCCGTAGATGCTCGCCACATGGAACATCGCCTGCACGATGGGCGAGAGTTCGCTCAGAACGTGTTACAGTTTGGCGCAGTGTGTTTTCAACCACGAGATGATTTGAGGCGCTGGGGATGCTTCATCGCGCAAGGGCAAGCGCCAACAGCGAAAGAGATTGAAGCTGCGCAAGCAGCGCTACTTAACACTCAATTCGAGTTGGCCACAGAGGCGCTCGCGTTCCGGAACGATGGCCCACACGGCCTACAAAATATCACCAAGCAGCATATTAAGGCGCTGAAGTACGTCGCGGAGCATTTCTATGATTGAAGTCATCGAATATAACGGCGTAGAGCGATTAGTTCAGCATCTTCCCATCGGCTCACTAAAGGACTATGGAACCAATGCTTACGGTGAGGCCATCTGGCGCGTGGTCTGGGCTGAATCGCATCTTGCCATCTGCGGAGGGCTGCATCGTTCGTACGATAAAGCAGCAGGCGGCGCTTCCAAGGATGTTGTTGTAAGACAAAACAAAGGCCGCGACCCCAACCAGTTGAAAGCCGAAGCCGCTTACAAATGGCTTCCACTTTACCCCGGTGTACATGCATGGGTTTTAGAGCAATGGAAGTCAGCCATCTCTTTTACCGGCATGACGCGGGAAATGTTCGAGCTGGAATACCGCGACGTGGAAACCGGACTGCTTGAACTTGGGCCATACCCAGATCGCGGCGAGTACGCGCATTCCTATACCTTCCCTGCTGGCTACACGCCGGGAAGAGACAGAGTGGTTGAAACCATTCACTGGGTTGAAGCAGGCTGGAATTGCACGCTGGGAGAGCACAAAGAAGCCATTCTGAAAGAAAACACAGTCAGAGAAAAAGATTGGGAGCGCAGAAATGTTGACGCGCAACGCGATGCGCGCCGGGTAGGCAACGGCCACGCGCTCAACCTCACACCGGGAAAACGTACCACACCAAATTTCAATAAAACGGCAGACGAGCTTGGGCTTGTGCGCAGGCCCGGGCCTTTCGTCGCCGGTCGTTAAGGAGAAATAGATGCCAGTCGGAACAGTTGAACAAGGCCAGTTAGCGCGTCAGGAACTTGCCACCAAAAACCAGAAAATCATCAGCACATTGCCGGAAGAACTCCGCATTGCCGGTGATCCCATCAAGATATTCAACGTCTCAAATCAGAAGTGGGAAGTATCCATGGGCGGCCTGGGTACGTGGACCATTCACGCCTGTGAAAAAGGACAGGCCCATTCTGAGCCACTTGAAGTCCCGTTCATTATGAACGAAGGAATCATGGTGGACATGGAACACATCGAGTTCCGCGCCATGGCGGGCATGAGATTTGCCGAGTCAATTATCGGCATCGGTCAACATCGCCATCCCACGGAAGACCTGCGGCGCTGGGGAATATTCGTTGCGGCGGGAAGCGTACCCACGGAAGAAGAATTGGCAAAAGCGCGCTCGCAGTATCGCGAACGGCAACTGGAACTCGTTTCCCAAGGCGATGGCTTCTATGGTGATGGCCCTGCCGAATACAAAAACATCACCAAGGCCATGCGCGAAGCTATCGACTGGCTGGTAGCTGAAGGCGTGGAAGTAGAAGAGCGCCCATGGCACAAGATGATCAAGGCCGGCCAGATTGAATGCCCCGGCTGCTTCCAGAAAGTTGATCCGCGTACCATCGCCCACATCGGGCCCAATGGCTGCGGCTGGGTGCTGAACGAAGAAGAAGTAATCAAGCGCAAGATGCGCGGCTATGAGCACCTGTGGCTTGAGCGCACCGTTACCCATCACTCTACCGAACCAGAGAGCAGCGAAGAAGGCGGCAATAAGGCCAGCGGCAAGCGCAAACAGTAATCCATGCCAGTCATTCCTCCTGTAGGTCCACAGGTTCCTTACGATCCGCTTGAGTACGTACTGAAAGTACTTCGTGTCATCTTGAATGACATGAATGTTTCAGCGGCGGGAGTACTACTGACTGACAACAAGCCAGTCGTGCTTCCACTCATAAACATGGCGTACCGGACACTACAGGAGGACTTGACCAGCAACGGCGTGGAAACTTTTGCCAAAGAAGCCATCCTGGCAGGTATGGCCGCTGTGCCTCAGTCGGTAACCGACCCGGCAATTCAGCCGTACATCGGCTATGACGGTTTCTTTGATGGCCTAAATATTGACGCATCTCCCGTTTTACCGCAGGACATGATTGGCCCGCTGCGCCTCTGGGAGCGTAGGAGCGGAATAAATGGCCGCTGGTGTGAAATGAACCGCGCCAACGATGGACTTCCTTCCGGACCACGCGGATCGCAGTTGCGGGTATGGGACAACCGGGAAGATGGAAGAATTTACTTTGTTGGCTCCAACCAGGTGAACGACATTCGCCTGCGCTACAACGAATATCTTCCGGAACTAATAACCGTAAACGATCCAGTGCGCATCCTGCGCTGTGATCGTGCTCTGGCTTATAAGGCGGCTGAGATATTCACCGAGCCGCGGTCAGGCGACAGCGAAAAATCCTCAGTTTTTGCCAGCAAATATCAGTACTACCTTGACCGCATGTGCGAGCGCACGGCACGCAGAAAGCAGCGTGGCAATCATCGCCGCAGGCCATATAGCTGGGGAGCACATGGCGGCTGGGGATAGAACAAAGTTTTCAGTTTTTAAATTCCAACCAATAAACGGGGAGAACCAATCATGCTTCACGTAAAACCACACATCGGGCCGACTCGCATCTATGAGCGTCCGCGCCGTCTGCGCGACCGCGTGCGTGAGGCGCTGTTCAATGCCTTTACCTTCTGCGCCCTGACATTGACCGGCCAGACAGTCTCAGGGACGCCATTCCAGGGCTTCGACAACGGCCAGAGCACCACGACCGTGTATTTCACCATCACGCCAACCGGGAGCTATACGACTGGTGGCGACACGCTTGACCTGACACAGCTCAAAGACATTCTCAAGAGCGATTACCCTCCACTTCAGGTGTATCTGCAGTCGCAAAATTCTGCGGGCAACTCCGGCTGGTGGTACAACTATCGCCCCGGTACGTCTCTGGCCACGGGTAAGATGCAGATATTCGGCAGCGGAGCATCGGGCGGCGCGTCCCATCAGGAACTGGCCAACGCCACAGCGTACAACTCAACCACACCAAGCATTGCCGCTGACGTGATTGTTGGCTGCGCGATCTGCGTCCGTCTCTAAAACAGCACTAAAGCCTATTGATTAAGGCCGCTGGGCAACTGGCGGCCTGTTTTATTCCCCGAAAAAATGCCAACGCCGCTTACCGTCACAGATGTCCCTTTATCGCTGTTCTCTGGGCTCAACACCGAACTCTCGCCCAGTGACCTTCCTGAAGGCGTATCGCCGGACAACCAGGATGTCGCGTTCCTGCCGGGCTCTGTCTTTACGCGGCCCTGTCTGCATAAGATCATCACCACTCCTCTGTTTCCAACCGCGACCAGGACCTACGCCAAAAGCTACCAGCGCAACAACGGATCAGTCCTTAATCTCTATCTCTATTCCAACGGCGTAATAACCAAAGAAGATCCGTTCGGCAGTCCCGGAGTAGAAGTACAAATTGCGCAAGTGGCTGCGGGAGCCTACGCGCAATCGGTTACCGCGCAAGGCAGAGAGTATATCGCCATCAACGATGGCCTGCATGGCTTAGATGTTCCGCTGCAATTCGATGGTACGAATATTGATCGAGTAAGTCAGGATGGACCTGGCGCGCCGCCATCGGTCGCGGACCTGAATGCAACTGTTGCAATCTCATCGATCACTCCGAAGGCTACATCGACAATTGCCAGCATTTCCGAGACTGGAACTGTCGTCACGGTTTTTACGACAACGCCTCATGGGCTGACTACAAATGATTCAATCTATATTTTTGTAGCGGCTGGATCCGGGTATAACGGCGGCTCAATTCAGGTACAAAGCGTCCCGTCTCCTACTTGCTTTACTTACTTTGCCGGCCCAGGGCTGACTCCGACAACGGGCGGGACGGTGTTTCCTGCCGTGGTGACAGTGGTAACGGCAACTCCACACGGATTAAATCAAAACGATTTACTTTCTATTACCGGAAACACGGCAAACAACTACAACAATGGCGCGACATTCACTCCTCCATTGGCAGGCGCAAGCCAAACCAATGGGCCAGATTTCATCGCCTCGAGTATTTTAAGCCCGACCAGCTTCCTGCTTTTCACTTTTGCACCCGCTGTGGGCCCGTCAACAGGTGGAACCTTGCAGGTAGGCGGCCAGATTTCTTCTGGTGGACATGGATTAGTTTGCATGTTCCTGACGCGGAATGGCTACATTACGGCCCCAAGCCCATCTACAGCATGGATCAGTGCCGGAGGAAAGCAGGCTCAGGTAACAAATATTCCTATCGGACCAGCAAATGTCATTGCTCGCATTCTGGCGTTTACCGGATCAGGCGGGGACAACTATTTCTGGATACCAGCTGGCGTTCCGGGTGCCGCTGGCGCAACCATCATCAATGACAACACCACCACGTCGGCCATAGTAGACTTCGCAGATAACGTACTCTTCAATGCGACGGCCATTGATATTCCCGGAAACAACCTTTTCAATCTGGTAGTGCTTGGACCGTGTCTGGGAGTTGCTTGTTACTCTAACCGACTACACTGGTGGGGCGAGCGGAACACAGTACAGAACCTGCTCAATATGGGCTTCGAGGGCGGTACGTTGTCAGGCGCGCCCAATGTTCCACTGGGATGGAGCACGGCGGCAGATGCAGTATTGACCGCTATTCACTTCGGCGTCGGGCTTACCAGCACAGGTGATGGAACCGGCAACGCACGCGGACTCATCGAACAAAGCGCCTTTCAGGATGAAGTCAATATTGCCATCCTAAAGCCCAGCACACAGTACTCATTCCGGGCGTGGGGAATTGCAAGCGCTGCCAATGCGCCGGGTTCACTGGTGGCTGAGTTTTTCTCTGGCGGCGTAGCTATCGCGACTGCTTCCATACCACTGGCTAATTTCCCATCCACCGGGGGATTCCTTCAGGCTGATTTTAATGTCGCAACTCCAGCCATAATTGCGAGCGACACACTGTTGCGCGTTTACACCGTGAATCAGACTAACGGGCAGAGTTTTACGCGAGATGATTTAAAGTTGATATTTACCACCACACCCTTTCTCGATAACCAGTTCCGCTCAAGCTATGCGACCAACCTTGAATCCTACGATGCATTGACAGGAGTCATGGGGCCAGCAAGCGATCCCAACCCTATCCGCTGCCCCAGAAAACTTCGCGATCAGTTCTACATCATTACAGGTGGAAGATTGCACCAGACGCAAGACAACGCTGGCGAGCCTTCTACGTGGCAGGTAAGAGAGATTGAGGAAGATGTCGGCGGAGTCTCATCGCGCTGCGCGGATGGCGGAGAATCATGGTTTGTCTGGGCAGTAGCGACCGAAGGCGACAACGACGAAGGCGGCCCATCGTATTCCTTGCGGATTTTTGATGGCGGGTCATCGGCAAAGATTTCCCAGGAAATCCAGACGCTTTATGACACGATAAATCCAGCCGCGCAATCAACCATCTGGGTAAAAAACAACCCTGGCGCACTGAGAATCTATGTTGGCGTTCCGGATGGCTCTGCGACCGCTCCCAATCTGATTCTGCCACTTGATTACAGAGAACTCGACAGCGCGCCGCAGATTGGCGGCAATGCGGCCATACGCATCAGCTTTACC